TTTTGCGTGGAAAGGAAAAGTAGTTGATTATGACATTATGTAAATTTTGTGCTGATGGGTACGAAGAAGCGAATAATACAAAAATAAAAAGGGTGAATGTAAATCAGTGGATCAAAGAACCGTGTATGATTTGTGGACATCCCGGCTTTGACTATGAAGTGGTAAGTGGTCAGACCAGTGTAACGACTAGGAAAGCAAGAAGAAAATGACAGAGGAAACTAAAACATGTATAACGTGTGGTAAAACATTGCCATTAACCCTTGAATATTTTAATAGATCTAAGTTAGATAAAGATGGGTTTAAAGGTGAATGCAAGAAGTGTATTAGGATCAGGAATACTGAATATAGAAAAAAAGTTATTAAAGGAAGCGAAGAAGACAAGAGGGAATATTATACTAGGAATGATGTTTTAGACGAACGTAAAATCAAGTGTGTTGAGTTGCACTCTAAGGGATTGGGATGTACTGAAATTGCTAAGACTGTTGGTATATCTAGGAATACATATTATGAATGGATGAAGATGGAATCAGTAAAGGCGGAGGCTCGGCGACTCGAACAAGACCTAATATCCTCCACCAGAGCCGCCCTAATTGGGTATGGGTCTAAAGCTGTAGAAATGCTAAAAACACTGGCAGAAACGTCAGACAGTGAGAAAGTAAGGCTAGATGCATCCAAGACTCTGCTAGACAAAGTAATCAGCAACGCAGTTAAGATCAGTGTTGACGACGACAGAGACAGCGACGAGATCACTGTTGATATGCTAGACAATATAATCGAAATGGAACGGGTTGAAATTCTTGACGTTGAGTATTAGATGAGTGTTAACCTAGTGTTAGCTGAGTGTTAACCTAGTGTTAACTGAACGCTGACTGGCAGCGACCGTTACGGTTGGGCACCACGCCTTTGCAACAGACCTTTGCGACAACGCGAAAGTTATGCCAGTGCTGCCGCCAACTTTGTCAATGCGATATACCTTTTCTGATTGCCGCCGCCCCTGCCTTATGGAGTTAGGGGGGTGCAAAAAAAAATGAGGCGCCCACCTTTTTGCCTCTTCCTCCATCATATTTTTTATAATATTTTTTTAACCTGTCAGAAAGGTAGGGCACGGCGTGGATAACGACATACAATTATTATACACCTATCTAAAATCAGCTTATTCAAGTTCTAAAGCCAAAGAATTGTTACATGAACACAGACTCCATTTATTTGATTACCACGGTCTAGCGTGGTCCTTAGGCAAAAGAAGCCTAGAATTTTTTAGTTTATACTTTTTACAAGATACTTTTTTACCGAAGCCAACAAATTCAGCTGCACCGATTGCTGAAATACATAGGAACATCTGGAAAGATATAGAAACGTCAATAATAGGCGATGGGACGAATCAATTAGGTTGGGTTATATCCCGAGGAATTGGCAAGTCAGCATTTGGAACCTTTGCCCCAACAATTTGGTGCCATTCATACGGATTTAAAAAATATACATTAATTTGCTCTGATATCGGTTCAACTGCTGAAAAATTCACAAAAGACATTAAAAATGCATTTTTAGATAACCCATATCTAGATAAAGCATTTGGGAAGTTATTAGATGACAAGGATAAGAGATATGTTTGTAACAGCACACAACTAGAATTTACAAACAGCACTTTTATAGAAGCGATATCAAGCGCCAGTTCAATGCGTGGCAGGAAGTACGATAACTCCAGACCTGATTTAATAATATTGGACGATTACCAATCGATTGAAGATTGTAAAACACATGAAGCAAGGGAAAAAAAATGGGTTAGATATTCAAATGATGTTAAATTTGCTTCTCAGAAGCCGTTATACAAAGACGGGAAAATCATTAAAAAAGGAACTACATTTATAGCATTGGGGACATTACAGCATAAGGAATGTTTTTACGGACGTTTGATCAAACAACCGACATGGGTAATTAAAAATAAAAGAGGTGTGCTTTTAGATGATATTGATGACTATTTTAATAAAGGGTTATGGCTAAAATTTAAAAGTATATTATTTGATTTTAAAAACGATGATCACCTTGCCGACGCAAAAGAATTTTATTTTGAGAATTCGGATGCTATGAAATTCCCACTGTTGTGGTCAGAGTTTTGGGATTGCCTAGATATTGCAATGCAATACTATGAGAATCCCACATCATTTAAACAAGAAGTACAAGGCGATGTATCTAGCATTGGAGAACGATATTTTAAGACAATCAGAACAATGTCACCGGAAGAAATAGAATCAGAGACATTTTATAAAACAATGATTGTCTGTGATCCTGCGTCATCCGTTGCGGTTAAATCCGATTTTACTGCGATTTGTGTAGGGTCTGTTAGCAACAGTGGTTTAACATACATCAGGAAAGGTTTATTGTTAAAACTTGATTTTGATGCGTACTGTCAAAAGATAGTTGATCTGTTAAAAAAATATCAAGATGCGACTGCGGTATCAATTGAAAAAAACTTATATATGGGAGCAGATGTACTAAAAATAAAAGAACTCATAAAAAGCGAGCCAGAACTAAGGAACAGGCAAATTATATTTTTTAACAAAATGCAACGAACTAACAAAGATGAAAAAATATCAACAATTATACCGGCTGTAAACACGGGGCAAATTATTTTTAATGATGACGATGTTGCAGCAATTAACCAAATGTCCGAGTTCGCAGGTCAGCGCTATTCCAGTCATGACGATATGCCGGATTGTATTTCACAGTTAACAATTGATATTAAATTGATTGATAGTTATCAGCGGTTAAGTTCAATAAATATTAACCGAATATTTTAACAGAAAGGGGATAAAATGTTAACAGAAGCAAGGATAAAAAGAGAAATTGATAGATGGTATATAGGGCTTAGCCGACTAGCAAAATTAAAAAATTATTATGACGGGAAACATGATATTTTAAAAAAAACAGTAGAAGGCAATAAGCCCAATAATAAACTAGTCCATAATTTTCCAAGCTATATCGTTGATATGTACCAAGGGTATTTTATTGGTGCGCCAGTTGTTTATACGGGTGAGCCTGAACTATTGTCAAAAGTCCAAGAGATATTGAATCAAAATGACGAGCAAGACGAAAATTCAGAACTTGCGCGGCAAATGGGGATTTATGGCATGGGTTTTGAAATCGTTTATATTGATGAAGATCTTAATGTCAGATTTAACCGTGTAAGCCCATTGAATTTAAAAATCGTATATAACACAGATATAACCCCTAAAATAATTGGGGCAATTAGAAGATATACAATAGTCAGCGATGATGGTTTTCATTTAACCTATTATTTTGATGTTTACGACGAGAAAGAAATTATAACCTATGAATTACTGGGACAAGTCGAGATCAGTAGAAAACAGCATTTTTTTAATGAAGTCCCGGTTATAGAATATTTAAATAATAGTGATAGAACAGGTGACTTTGAAAGTGTTATAACCTTGATTGATGCTTATAATTTATCAAGGTCTAACAAGACAAATGATTTAGATTATTTTTCTGACGCATATTTACAACTGACTGGAATGCTCGGAACGACTACGGAAGATGTTGCAACGATGCGGGAAAACAGAGTAATGTTACTGGCACAGAATGGTGGAGCTAGTTTTTTAACAAAACCTTCAAACGTTGATGACGCAAAAGAGCAAATCAAAAAGCTAGGAGACGACATTCACAAATTTTCAAAAACATTAGATGTATCAGATGAAAAATTTGTAGGGTATGCGTCGTCTGTGGCAATGGGATATAAACTTTTAGCAATTGAACAAGTAGCCGCAAATAAAGAGCGGAAATTTAAAAGAGGTTTGCAGCGTCGGTTAAGTTTGATCTGCAATTATTTAAATTTCAAAGGTAGTAGCTACAATTATCTAGATCTTTCAATAAAATTTGAACGAAATTTACCAGTTGATGAATCTTCAAAAATTACAGGAGCATTACAGTTAAATGGTTTTGTATCTAAGGAGACAGCGTTATCTTATTTACCGTCATCAATTGTAGGGGATCCAGCTATGGAATTAGCTCGGTTAGACAACGAAAAAACATCGTATCCAGATTCTACGTTTTTAGAGTCCCCGCAAGTTACTGTTCCTGATGTTAATTTAACTACCAGCGGTCCAGACATTGCGCAACCGATGATGATTAATCAATGACAGACATACAATTACAAATAAAAAAAGCGTATGATTTAGTAAAAACAGAACTTGCTAAAATTTACGAAAATAATTGGGACTACAATGATTTTATGAAGTTTTCCAGATCTGAAAAATTAGACAACAATATTCAAAGGATACTGGAAGCATTATTTAAAAGTCATAAAACAATACTCGAAGGTAATCTAAAATTTGAATATACCGATTCAGCTAGAGCAGAAATAGAATCATTGGTAGAACAAGGATTACAATTAAAAGGGATTCAAAAAAGTTTAGACGTTGTATCAGCAATAAAACAGCCAATGGGCGGAGTCGTTTGGTATGATAGATTAGACAAAAATAGAGGAGACGCATTATATAAAATATCGAGTGGAATAAAAAATGGAATATACAACGGATTGCAATATTCCGAAGTGACTAAAACATTACGTGACGTATTTGGATCAGATTTAATTATGAATGATACAATAGCACGCACCGAAACAAAACGAGTTATATCTGTAGGGCAAACCGATGTTTTAGATAAAATCCCACCGGGAATTGATCTAATGAAAACGTGGAAAACAATGGAAGATTCACGCGTTAGACATTTTAGTAAACGTAGCAAAGGAAATCACGTTAGAATGAACGGAATAACAATTCCGTATGCCGATGATTTTATAACACCGTCAGGGTCAAAGGGTAAAGCACCAATGCAAATGATAGGTTCACATTCTGCACGGGATAATATTAATTGTCGTTGTATTATGATTGTAAAAATAAAATAGTCAAGTGACAGACTTTAAACAGGCATGAACTTGTCGGACATATGGACGGCAAGGGCGAAAGGAATGACAAAATGTTAAAAAAAATGAATTTGCAATTATTTTCAGAAAACGAAACACATGAAGATAAAACACAAGAAACAAAAACATACACTTCTGAAGAATTACAAGCCGAGACAGATAGAAAAGTATCTAAAGCGTTAGAAACGCAAAGGTCAAAAATTGAAACAGAAGTCAAAGCACAAATAGAAACCGCAAGAAAAGAAGCTGCCGAATTGGCAACGATGAGCGAAAAAGAGCAAGCATTGAAGATAATGGAAAAAAAAGAAAAAGAAATAGTAGAGCGTGAAAAGTCTTTAAATTTGAAACTATTAACAATGCAAACTAAAGAAGATTTAATAAATAAAAATTTGCCGAGCGAGTTTGCGCAAATGTGTGTATCCGAAACCCCTGAAAAAACATTAGAAAATATCAACACATTGGAGACGGCCTGGAAGGTTGCGATCGGAAAAGAAGTTGATTCACGAATAAAAGCAAATTCAGGAACACCGCAAGGTTCACACACAAATAATAATGGGGCTATAAACCCATGGGCAACTGCAACATTTAACTTGACAGAACAGGGACGATTAATAAAAACAGATCCAGATCTAGCAAATAGCTTAATGGCAACAGCAATTTAAAAAAAATAAAGGAGAATTATAACCATGGCATTATTAAAAATATCAGATATCATTGTACCATCAGTATTTGACCCGTACGTAGTTAATCAAACAACTCGACTTGACGCATTTGTTCAAGCAGGAATTGTTTCAATCGATCCACTTTTAGACAAATTGGCATTTAACGGAGGTTCATCCATTAACATGCCTTACTTTAACGATCTTTCTGGAGATTCAGAAGAATTAAGCGATAATATTGCATTATCTGTAAACAACCTAACAACTGGGCAGGATGTTGCTCGGCTACAAATGCGAGGTAAAGCATGGGGTGTTACTGATTTAGCTAAGGCATTATCCGGTACAGATCCTTTGGCAGTTATTGGATCAAGGGTTGCCAAGTTTTGGGTTGGTGAAAGAGCTAAAGTTTTATTCAGCACGTTGGCGGGAATTGCAACCACAGCAGCAGGAAATGTATATGATATTTCTGCAATAGTAGGCTCTGGATCAATTATTAGTGGTTCAACCACTATTGATGCCAAGCAAAAACTAGGGGATCATTCATATGAACTAACGTCAATTGCTATGCATTCAATGACTTATTCCGCATTACAAAAACAAAATCTAATTATTTATAAAACAACATCAGATGGATTAATTAACTTCGCAACATATTTGGATTATAAAATAATTGTAGATGATAAATGTCCAGTAGATTCCACTGGTACAATTTTTACAACTTATTTATTTGGCGAGGGAGCATTTGGTTTAGGAAATGGTGCAGCCCCAGTACCAACAGAAATTTACAGGGATAAACTGGGCGGTACTGATAATTTAATTAACAGACAACATTTTTTGTTACATCCTCGAGGTATCAAATTTACATCAGCGGCAGTAGCTGGCGCAACTCCAACATTTGCAGAACTTGCAACCGCAACAAATTGGAGTCAATGTTACGAAACAAAAAATATCAGATTATGTATTTTTAAACATAAAATAGCATAATGACGGAACGTGAAAAAGTATTGGCATGGTGCCGATTGTACTGTAATAATCCCCTCTTAACCGATTGGGGGGATTTTACTTTTATACTCGACAAGATAATCGAGGCTATGACGCACGCCGGGATCACATCTGAAACAATAGGAGGAATGTCCCAGAATTTTGCAAAAAATGAGGGTGGGTTTGATATCCATGGATTGTTAAGTCCATACAAACACCTAAAAATGATATGATAGTTGAAGATATATCCAACGTTGCTAAACTTTTTAACAAACTCGAAAGCTTAAATGAAAAAAAAATTGAGGTTGGGATATTAGGGAAATCAGGCAGCGATATATTAATGATTGCAAATTCAAACGAATTCGGGCAGACAATTAATGTCACTGAAAAAATGCGTAATTACTTTAGAAAATTTGGACTTGAATTAAAAAAAGAAACTACTAAAATAGTTATTCCAGAGCGCTCTTTTATTCGAGCCGGTTTTGATTTTAACAAGATGGAAATACAAGATCAAGGTGATAAATTAATTGAGAAAATAATAGATACGGAACTAGGTGTAGACACTGCAGTAAAATTATTTGGAGAAATTGCAAAAGGTAAAATCCAAGAGTACGCCATTAATTTAAATAGTCCTAAAAATTCAGAAATTACTACTAAAATTAAGGGGTCATCAAATCCATTAGTAGACACAGGTAAAATGATATCCAGTATCGATTATGAAATAAAGGGGTGAATGTTATGGCACAATTTGATTTTAGCAGATTAATAAAAAAATATAATACATCACCAAGTTATATTCAAATAGAGAATGCTGGATATTATGATTATGGAAATGGTGGTGTATGGGTTCCCGGTGTTACGTCAATGATATTAATTGATGGCGCAGTTATCCCGCTGAATGGTCAAGGTTTAATATTTGGAGAATCTGGAACATATACTTCTGACGATAAAAAACTTTATTGTTATTCAGATTTTAAAAATGGTTCAACTGTCAAATACAAAGATGTTTTATATACCATTTCTCAAAAAATTGACTATTCGGATTATAGCGGCGTTTTTGTATATATCCTGAAACGGGGTGCTGTATGAGTTTAACAAACATTATAAATTTGTTAGTATTAGAATTACATAATAAATTTTTAATACCTGTCGTGCAAATAGAACAGGTATCTGAAAAACCAGCATACCCATTTTTAGGGTATAAAATTATCACATCAAATATCAAAGAATCAGGACAGAAAATAATAATTAATGAATTAATTCCAAGCACGGATATTAATTTTACTTCTGATATTAAACAAACAGCAACCGAACAAATTAAATTTACTGTTAGTTTTTCAGCATATTGCACTACTCAAATGGCAGCGGTAGAATTATCAACCCTAGTTAAAAATTTTATTGAATTTGAAATGTATTTAGATTTGAAAGATGTTGGAGCAGTAATTTATAATATTGCAGCAATTGGGGACAGAACTATATTGTTATCAAATGAATATGAGTATCGATATGGGTTTGATGTAATTATCAAAATGATAAATACATCAACGAGAGTAATTAAAACGGTTGAACAAATAATAATAAATATGGGGGAATAAATGAGCAGATTAAACGATTTTATTGTTAACATTACATTAGCACCAATACCACCGCAATCGTCAACATTTGGTAATATATTAATTTATACATCAGATGTTAATTTTGGATTTAAAGTATATACTAGTATGGTAGGGGTTTCTGTTGATTTTGCATCAACAACGGCAACATACAAAATGGCAGATCAGTTATTTAAACAAACACCAGCGCCAGCAAGTATTTCAGTTTTTGGCAAAACTATTTTAGTTACCGCAGATATAACAGCAGCATTAACAACCGTCATCAGTATGGATTGGATGGTATTATATTCTACCGTATCTGATAGCCCAAGCATCACAGCAATATCGTCATGGGCATTATCTAATAATAAATATTATGCGGCAACGACACAGGATTTAACAATTTTTTCAACAATTCGAGATAAAAATACATTTTTACAATATCACAGTATCCCAGCAACATATTTGGCAGAATCATTAATAACATATTTATTAGTCCGCCCAATTGGAAGCTGTAATGCTAAGTTTAAACAATTAGTTAATATGAGCGAATCAATAATTACCGATACAGATTTAGCAACATTAAAAAGTAATAACGGCGGTACCTATATAAAAGATATGGGAGCCCTGCAGACTACAAGCAGCAAATGTCAATCTGGGGAATATTACGATGTTGTGTTAGGCGCCGGATGGATTAAATTGCAAATGGAAAGTAATTTAAGAAATTTAGCATTGTCAGTAGGCAAAATACCTTACACGAACACTGGGATTTCTATGGTAATCAATGCCGTTGAATCAGCATTAAAACAAGCAACACAGAATGGTATTATATCAACAGATGATAGCGGTAACGCTCAATATTCAATTACTTACAAAAAACGAGAAGATGTGGCAATAACAAATATAGCTATTAGAAAATATGCAGACGTTGTATGGACTGCAAAATTGTCTGGAGCAATTGAAACCGCAACAATTTCAGGAACATTAACAGTATAGTCTAAAGGAGGATAAAAAATGGCAACAACAACAACAACATACGATTCAAATGATGTAAATGTAATTGTAAATGGTGTGATAACAACTGGGCTGGGGAAAAGTCCTGCGATTTCTGCAAGTCAGACGGGGGATAGTTTTAAAACAAACATTGGCATGAAGGGGGATGTTACGTTATCAGAAATGAATGATTCCACTGGTAAAATCACAATCTCACTAAAATCGACATCCCCATCATGTGCACAGTATGAAGAATTAGCACGGCGCACAGGTTTATCAGCATTAGTTTCCGTGCAAGTCGTAGATTTAACGACTAACGGGATTTCTGTCGGCGGAACAAAATGCAGGATCAAGAAAACCTCAGATAAAACATGGGGCGAAGAAGAAACAGAACGCAAATTCGAATTTGAAGTTACAGATTACACAACGAAATAGGAGATAAAAAAATGGAATTAAGAACTAAAACAGTAACAATCAGAGAAAAAGAATATACATTTCAAGAAATCCCATCACGGCAATTTTTAAAAATGAAACAACGGTGTACAGATAAAAATGGTCAGCCTATACAAGAAGCGTTTTACTCTGAAATATTAGAACACATTGTTGTTTCGCCAAAGGTAAAAATTGATGATTTCGGGTTTTCCGAATTAGATGAATTAGCATCAGCAGCGATGGAATTCCAGATTGAATAAACTAGATTATGAAAAAGAAGTAAAAACACAATGGTACTTTTGGCGCCTGATAATGGAGGGCGTCATTAGCTACACAGAAGCTTGCAACATGAGTGAATCAGAATTACAAGAAGCAAATGCAGCATTAAATTTTTATATTCATCTCCAAGAAAAAAACATGAATGAATAAATGAATGAATAAATAAATAAGAAAGGAGGTTAAAAATATGGCATCAGGAAATTTAAGAAGTTTGTTTTTTGATATTGGTTTCAAGGGTGATACATCAAAAATCATTGAAATGGATAGCGCGGCAGATAAATTAAAGCAAGGAATGGGGCAAGCTAGTGATAAAATAGACCTTGCAAAAAATGAAACTGACAAATTATCAAATTCGTTAAACAAAACAAGAGAAAATTCTGAAAATGCAATATCTAGCATATCGAAAATGGCTGGCAAATTGTCTGGAGTTATGGCTGCATTTGTGTTTGGCGAAGGTGTTAAGACGCTTGCAAATACGTCGGATACTTTTTCCCAAATATCGTCAAGAATTGGTTTAATGAATGACGGGTTACAAACAAATGAACAGCTACAAGCTAAAATAGCAACATCGGCACTTGATACTCATACATCTTATGCGGCAATGTCAGGGGCTGTAACAAAAATAGGAACAACAGCCGGGAGTTTATTTGATTCTTCAAGTCAAGTAGTTGATTTTGTTGAGCAGTTGAATAAATCATTTATAATCAGCGGAGCAACAACAGAAGAGCAAAATTCGGCAACGTTGCAATTATCACAATCATTAGCATCTGGAGTATTGCGTGGTGATGAACTTAATTCAATTTTTGAAAATGCACCGTCATTAATTGACAATATAGCTAAATATATGGGTGTACCGAAAGAGCAAATACGGAAATTAGGAGAACAAGGCAAAATTTCCGCAGAAATCATTAAAAACAGTGTATTAGACGCATCAACAAAAACTAACACGAAATTTGGTGAAATGGGCATTACGTTTGCGCAAGTTTGGACGGATTTCAAAACAAAGTCGGATTTGGCTCTCGGCCCGGCATATAAAAAAATGAGCGAATTAGCTCAAAGTGATGGTTTTAAAAAATTCACAGATAGCATGGTAACGGCATTGTCAACGATAGTACCGATGATAGTCGATTGTATTTCTAAAGTTGTAGATATTTTTAACAATCCATCTTTTCAAGATTTTCTAACATGGATTTCAAAAGCTTCTGGAAAATTACAAGTTTTTATGCCAACATTCAAAGCAATTGCAACTGTAATAGGTCTTAGTGTTATTGCGATGAAATTATGGACAATAGCTACAACGGTATGGGCTGCTGTAACTGGATTAGCCACGACGGCTATGGATTTATTTAATTTGTCAATGGCGGCAAATCCTATAGCAACCGTAATCGTTATTATTATGTTACTAGTTTCGACAATAATGTACTTTTACCAAACAAATGAAGGTTTTAGGAATGGACTAAACAATTTGTGGGGAGCTATTTGCAAGATTTTCTCTGATGCGGGGGAAGGAATAAAAAGTATATGGGGTTCTGTTTCATCATTTTTCCAAGGGGTTGTTGATGATATTGGTTCTACCTTTGCAGGAATATCAGACACAATCACAGGGGCATTTGATGGGGCGTTTACATTTATGGCTGAACTCCCTAACAAATTTTTAGAATGGGGCGGCGACATGGTTCAAGGGTTAGTTGACGGTATTAAAAAGGGAATTGGCGCAGTTGGAGACGCAGTTAAATCAGTAGCTGATAAAATAACATCATTCCTTCATTTTTCGAGACCAGATGAAGGACCTCTTGCAGAATATGAATCATGGATGCCAGATTTTATGAAAGGGCTAGCTTCTGGAATTTCTAACAATAAAGGGTTGGTACATGATGCATTATCTGGGTTATCATCTGACATGACATTAAATGTTAAATCTAATAATTTAAATCCAAATGTATCAAATGCAGATAATTTCAGAACGGTTTCTAACCGAAATAATCAAAATGTAATATTCCAAACAACAATTCAATTAACAACTGCCGATATCGAAAACGCTACAAGCGTTGTAAATAATATTGGCGATGCGTGGGAACAGCGAATGGAAAATTATATTGAAAAATTAGGATTCAGGAATCCTCCGCAATTTGCGAGATGAGAGGTAAATATGATTAGATATAAAGCTCATGTTCAGAATGTTGGATGGACTGATTTCAAAACCGATGGTGAAACCGCTGGCACCGTCGGTCTAGCGCTAAGGCTGGAAGCGTTAATTGTAGAATCAGATTATAATTTAAAATACAAAGCTCATGTTCAGAATGTTGGATGGCAAGACTGGGTAAAACGTGGTGAAGCCGCTGGAACCGTCGGTCTAGCGCTAAGGATGGAAGCATTTCGCATTGAATTAATTGACCCACCAAAAACCAAACATATTTGGTATAGGGTGCATGTTGAAAATGCTGGATGGACAGAATGGGCAATAGATGGAACAATCGTTGGATCAGTCGGTCAAGGTTTAAGAATGGAAGCAGTTGAAATCAAAATAGTTGACGATAATAATGTTGTATTTGCCAAATGGACGGATGACATGAAAAAGTGTAAAATAGGTGATGTTATTTTTTCGACAACGACAGGAGAAAATGCAACATTAACCTGTGACATCACAGACAAAGCGATTGAAGGGGGAAACGTTGCAGATCATGGAGATTTTAAACCATTGTCAATGTCAATCTCCGGAATAATCATTGGAGATGATGCCCAAGAAAAAAAAGAAAAAATACAAAAATATATGATGGATGTCGAAGTTTTGCGCTATATTGGAATAGAAACAGCAAATAATGTTTGCATCACTAATTTTACAATTACTAGAAATTCATCAATCTCAAACGGGTTTGATTTTACTATGACATTGAAAGAAATACGTATTGCGACAGGCATCGTAACAGTTATAAACGAAAAAAATATATATACACAACAAAACAATTTAAAAAATGGCGGTTTACAGGCGGTACTAAGAGAATGAGTTATTTAAACATAAAAAAAGAAGATATCCCATATAAATTTGACATCAGATTAATAAAATCGACGTATACTATCATAGTTAATTATAATGCTGATTTCGATTTTTTTACAGTTTCCGTTACTGATAGTTTTGGAAAAATTTTAACGTCTGGTGAAAAATTAGTGTTAAATAAAGAAATTTTATCAGAACAAAAATATATTAATTTCCCAATAGTTAAGCCCATCGATTTATCAAGCCAAGAAAACACAATAACATGGGGGAATTTTGGAAAAGAAGTTTTATTGTACGTAGGCGATTCGAATGAATAATCTATTTAAACAAAAAACACAATTGATTATTAATAATATAATTATGCCAGACTTAGACATTAATTTTAATATAAAATTTGATGCAGCTGATTCGCAACCCGTCAATGATGTAACTATTTTAAACTTAACGCCTGAAACTATCAGAAACATAAATATTGGTCAAACATTGATATTAAATGCTGGATATTTTGGAAATCTAGGTAACATTTTAGTTGGGAAAATAAAAAACATTACAGCATCAAATGGGACAGTTGACAGATCACTAAAATTAACGGTAACCCCTGACATAAATGTTATTTTAACTCAAAATGTTAGTAAAAGTTATGCGCCCGGTACACTGGCAAGCTATATCGTAAAAGATATTTTAAATGAAGTAGATATTGAAACAGGGACAATAAAATTAAATAGCGATATTGTTTACACAAATGGAAAAGTAATATCTGGGACTATAGATTCTATATTAAAACAGATTGTTACTGAAACAAATTCATTTTTATTTGTTAGGTGTAACATTTTGTACATTACAGATTCAGAATACGAAATCAACACAGGTGTATTTTTAAATAGCGACACTGGATTGATTGGAAGCCCTGAAATAATAGAAATAAATGGTGCTACAGGATACAAAATAACATCCCTGTTGAACCCGTTGCTAACCGTGGGAAGTGTATTTTTTCTAGGAAGCAAATATTTATCAGGATTATTTAGAGTTCAGGATGGAACACATAGTGGTAATTTTACAACTGTTGTAAATTGCTACCCAACAGACAAAGTTTCAAGATATGTACCAACATTAGGAATTAACAAAAACGATAAAAAAGGCGAAAACACTCCCAAGGGGAAAATTTGGACATTTTTAATTAACAAAGGATTCTCAAAAGCATCAGCATCTGGGGTAATGGGAAATATTGAGCAGGAAAGCAATTATGACCCAACATCACAAAATTCAATTGGAGCATATGGTTTATTCCAATGGCTCGGAACACGTCGGACAAATCTAGAAGCCTATGCAACATCACAATCTGTTGCGGTTAGTGATATGCAGTTACAATTAGAATATTTTTATTATGAAATAACTCAAGGCGATGAAGTAAATTGTTTTAGTGCGTATGGTGGTCTTGATGCGTTCAAATCGGCATCAGATCCAAGCACAGCAGCTACAACATTTGAAGCAGCGTTTGAACGATCTGGAGGATCAGCATTACAATCACGCATCGATTATGCTGTTGCTGTTTTTGCATGGAATGGCGGCGGCAGTTCAGCTAATTCAACGCCTGCAACTACATCATTATCTGGGGGCGATGGAAATTTTAAAGAAGGTGCGTTTAAATGTGAGTGTGGGTGTGGGTTAGATGTTGTCCCAGAGTTAAAAGATAAATTCAATCAATTATGGGACAACGTTGGCGGTGGGATTGTAATTACGTCTGGAGCACGTTGCCCATATCAAAATGCACTAGTTGGAGGTGTTCCAGATTCATTACATCTGACTGGGGAGGCTTGTGATTCGTACATTCCCGGGGGTAGTGTAGATTATTTAGCTGACAGTGAACTAAATGTAGGGCTAGGTGTGATTAGATATTATAATAGTGGGTTTGTCCATGGACAAATGTACCCACGGGATACAGTAGGAGATTAAATAAATATGCTAGATACATTTGTTAAACAATTAATCGATGATAAAATAAGCGTTGTTAACACTACTATGCTATGTACGATTGTTAATTTATCCCCTTTGACGATCCAACCAATTCCGGTTAAAAAATATATAACAGGTGATTTAAAATATCCATTGATTCAAAATGTAAAAAAATT